AATCCTAAAAAATATGGTAAGGCAAGTCAGTTTGAGATTGAGTATCTTTTGCGATATAACATTGGAAAGAAAGAAGCCAAGAAGATAGAAGGTCTTGTTGATGATGGTACAATACAGAAATCAAGAGATGATGCTGGTGGTCTTTGGTTAGCAAATACAGACAAGTGGACAGATATTTCTTTTAGAGATGATTTCAGAGCAAGTGTTGCTAGTGGTGTTTTGAATACAATTCTTATGGGTACACCAGCAGATAAGCCAAAGCTTGTTGATGGTCTTGTTTTTTTGCGTACTTCTACAGTTAATAAAGCTGGATTGGGTGGTTTGTTTAAAGAAAGTGTAGACTACCCTGGTTATGTTAAGTTTGATGTGCCATTACTTGGTATGCCTTTCCAATTCTTTTCTTATTCTTTTGCTGCTGTGAATAAAGTGACAGCATCACTTACTCAAGGTGCTTTGAAGAGTAGAGTTATGGCACCTCTTATTGGAGTAGGATTAGCTTACTGGTCTTTGAGTTTGCGAAAACCTGATTACATTTGGGATGAAATGAGTATGCAAGACAAGATGTTGCAATCTTTTGAATACTCTGGAGTTGCAGCAATTTATATGGATTTATTCTATGAATCATTACATACGATTTTAGCTGTTCGAGGAGAAAATTTTACTGGTGGATTTATAAGTCCAAAGTATCAGGATACTGCACACGAGTCTTTGATTGGTTTATTGGGAGCTGGTCCAAGTCATACATTTGATATGGGTAAATCTATTATGGAAATGTTAAATGGTGATTTTGGTAAAGGAGCTAGTGATTTGATGAAGATATTACCCTTTCTTTCACTACCTTACGTTAAATCTCATGTTAGGGACTTAGGAGCAGCAATAGATGAACGACTTGATTAAACATAAAAAAGAAAGTAGAGTTTCGTTATGACTATATCAGTATCAGATAATACACCAAGAGTGTCGTATTCGGTTGCTCAAGGGCAAACACAGACCTCTTTTACAGTAAACTTTGAGTTTTTTGCTGCAGCAGACCTTAATGTATTTGTAGACAATACGCTTAAAACAATCACTACTCACTACACAGTATCAGGTGGCAATGGTTCAACAGGTACAGTCACAATGAGTGTAACGGGAGCAAGTGGTGGGTCAACTGTAGTAATAACAAGAGATATAGCTCTTGAAAGAACAACAGACTTTCCAGTTTCTGGTGCATTTAATATCTCTTCTCTAAATACAGAGTTGGATAAATTGGTGGCAATAGATGCTGATGTTGATGATACAATTTCACGGTCAATAAGATTACAAGATTCTGATGCTTCTGCATCTATGGAGTTACCTCTCAAAGCAGCAAGAGTAGGTACAGTATTAGGATTTAATGCAACTACTGGTGCAGCAGAAGCTGGACCAAGTATTACTGCTGTTCAAAGTTTAGCTGATGTAACTACATCTATTAATCTATTGGGTACTTCTGCTGTGGTAGAAGACATGGGATTACTTGCAACGTCAGCAGTTATAGAAGATATGGGATTGTTAGCTACATCGAGCAACATATCTGCTATGGCATTGTTAGGAACAAGTGCTGTTGTTACTGATATGGGATTACTTGGCACATCTGCTGTTGTAGAGGACATGGGATTTCTTGGAACATCTTCAAATGTAACAGCAATGGCAAACTTAGGAACATCTACTGTTGTCGGTCACATGGCGGCACTCAACGCATCAGGTGTTATATCAAACATATCAACTGTTGCTACTGATATTTCTAATGTAAATTCTGTTGCAACGAATCTTTCAAGTGTAAATGATTTTGCTGCTCGATATAGAGTAGCATCCTCCGAACCAAGTTCTTCCCTCGATGTTGGTGATTTGTTATTTGATACGACAGCTAATCAGTTAAAAGTATATAAGTCTGGTGGCTGGGAAGCGGCAAGTGCATTTGGTAATTTATCGTCAGATAGTACCCCAGAGCTAGGTGGTAACTTAGATGTAGTTACACATAGTATTGTATCATCAAGTGATAGAAACATAGCTATAACACCAAATGGTGCTGGTGTTGTTAGAATAGATGGTAATGTAGATATATCAACTGGTGCTATAGATTTAAAGAATGGTGGTACGCAGTCGTATATTAGATTCTATTGCGAAAGTTCTAATGCTCATTACGCACAACTACAAGCACCAGCTCACTCTGCCTTTGGTGGTAACATTACTCTTACAATGCCAGCAACAACTGGCACATTAGCTCTTACATCTCAACTTCCAACATCAGGAATATCAAGTGGCAATGTCGCTACGTTTACATCTGGTGTAGCTGATGATGATTTCTTGAGAGTAAGTGGTACTTCTATCGAGGGTAGAAGTGCGTCAGAATTATTAAGTGATATTGGTGCAACTACCGAAGCAACTGCTGAAGCGAATAGTGTTGCATTGGCTATAGCTTTGGGATAAAGGAGAAATAATATGGCAAATACATTTAAGGTAGTAAGTCACGATGTCATGCCAGCAAGTGCTGGTTCGCCAGAAGACTTATATACTACACCGAGTAGTACAACAACTGTAGTTATTGGTTTGATGCTAGCCAATGTTCATACTGCACAAGTAACAGCATCAGTAAAATTAGTATCAGATACATCTGGTGGTGGTCGAACAGCAACTAACACAACAACATTCTTAGCAAAAGATGTTCCTATTGCTGTAGGGCAAAGCAAGAATATGTTAGCTGGTGGTAAAGTTGTTTTAGAAACTACAGATAAGATACAAATAGATTGTTCAGTTGCTGACAAAGTATCGGTCACAATGAGCATCATGGAGATTACATAATGTCAGAGTATAGCATAGGAAAACAAGCAGATGGCACTAGCTATGAGCCAGTTATTCGCCAAGTAGAAAACACAATAAATAATTCATTCACAATAGATGCAACAAATAATGCTGTTGTGGCTGGTCCGATAACGATTGGCAGTAGTGCAACAGTAACTGTGTCAGGGGTATTGGTGGTCGTATGAGCAAAATAGAAGTAGATGAAATAGTCAATCAAACTGGCGATAATGATAGTGGAGTTGACTTAAGTACGAATGATGTTGTTGCAGTAAAAACTGCTAATACAGAACGTATGAGAATAGATGCTAGTGGTAAAGTAGGAATAGGCACAAACTCTCCAAGCAGTTATGATGATGAAGCAGACAATTTTGTTATTTATGAAGCTGGGTCTAGTGGTCATGCTGGAATAACTATTGCGAATGATGGCAATGATGCAAGAGGGCATATCTTGTTTGCTGATGGCACTTCTGGTTCACAAGCTTATCAAGGAGCAGTATCGTATGACCACTCTGATAATAAATTGTACTTTAGAGTTGGAGCATCAGAAAATTTAAGACTTACAAATTCGGTTACTGGTTCTGGTTACACTGCTGATTCTGGAACAAGTTTGCAATCTCATCCAATTATGGCAATAAGAGCAACTGGTCTAAGCAGAACAGATAGTTATTATGACTTTCCAGTTGACACAAATGGTGGGTGCTTTGTTATCGCTGGATATAGTCACGACCAATCAACTGCAACATATGCTAGGTTTGAAAACTTTCAAGTAGGTCACAACGCAACTTATATAGGAGTTTATACTTTAAATGCTAATGGTGGTAACGGAGACATTACAGTAACTAAACCTAGTAATAATGTTTTAAGAGTGACCTTTGATAAGAACGAAAGTAGTGGTTCTGGGTCATATGGAACAATAGAGTTTGTTGCTGTATTCGGTGCAAATCCATTTTAGAGGTAAAACATGACAGTAAGTATTTCAGAAACAAATAAAGAAAAACAAAAACAAATTAAAGTAGAAGATGTTATTTGGGCATATCGTGAGAATAGAAATCTTTTGTTAAATGCAACAGATAAATATATGACAACGGACTATCCAATTACTGAGGAACAAAAGAAAGAAGTTTCAGAATATAGACAAAAATTACGAGATTGCACTAAAACATTTACTGTTTCGTTTGACGATAAACATCAGTTAGTGCAAACATTTCCAACAAAGCCATCATGGTTGGAGGACAAATAATGACCTCAATATTAAAAACTGATAAAATTGAAGGAGTGACCGCAAGCGGTACTGTGCAGATGCCAGCTGGTATGGTAGTGCAAACTACTTTCCAAAAATTTACGACAAACACATCATTAAGTAGTAATTCAGATGCTGATATAGGAGGTTCATCACTTACTTTTACACCAAAGTTTGCTTCAAGCCTTCTAATAATGAATTGTAGTGTTTGCATTAATATTTATCGTGGCAATATCAATAACGGATGCACTATTAATTTTAATGTTGATGGCTCAAATATTGATTATGCTCAAGAAGACTATGAACTTCTTGATAGCGTACCATCTGGAAATACAAATGTTTATGTAAGGATGAACAAAGAAGTTTCTATGGATGCTTCTAACACTAATGCAAAAACAGTAAAACTTACTGGTAGACCTTATGCAATTGGAAGTAGTGGTGTAGCTGTTATAAATCCTAGCTCATATTTTACAAGCAGTCTAAAGATACTGGAGATTTCCCAATGAGTACACTTAAAGTTGATACAATACAGGGTAAGACAACGGCTGGAACTGTGGCTATGCCAGCTGGTATGGTGATACAGACAGTTGCAACAACAGATAATACTGAACTTGCATTGAGTACTGGTCAAACACCCACTAATTATTCACAACTAAATACAAGCATTACTCCAAAGTTTTCAACAAGTAAAATTCTTGTTCGTGTTGATTTTGGAGCTTTACAATATGGTGGGAATGATAGTGGTTTAGGTCATGGAAAAATAATGTTTACACAAGGAGGGGGTAGTGCAACAGACTTTCCAAGCTCGCAAGTAGGGTCAAATGATGTTGTTTCCCATAAAGCTCATTTTCAAATAAATTTAGAAGTTCAAACATGGGATATATTTCAACCTTCTATGGCAATACTACACGCACCTAGTACCACAGATGCACTTGTATATCAGGTTTATTTTTGGTCAGAAAATACTTCTGGAGTTTGTAAAATAAATAAAAACTATAGAGATTATACAAATGATGCTTCAACTGTAGCAACAATGACACTAATGGAGATTTCACAATGACAACAATTACAAAAGCATTATCAGAATTAGGGATTAATCAGTGGGTACTTAGAGGAGAGCCTACAAGTGAAGAAGAGTTTAACCAGATGTTTCGTAAGGTTACTGGAGCAGATAGCAATGGTTTAGCAATCGAAAGTGCAGACCCAAAGGACTTTGGCATAACATGGAAAGCTGTATCTGATAAAAAGACAGAGCTAATAAATGCAGAGCCTATGCGATTGCTTAGAGTTGAAAGAGATAGATTAC